ATCAAAGCGATTTGCTTATAAGAAAAATAACCACCGAGGTGGGAACAATGCACCTGAGGGTGCAGATAATAAACAACCTATCAAAAAGAGAGTTAATAAATTAGGTGATGCAGAAGTTGATAAGGTTGAACTAGAATTGGCTGATACTTACAATAAATTTTATAAGTCTAATATTGCCAAGTACTCATTTTATAATGATGAATTGAACTCCTTATTCAGCCAATTATTCAAAAATTTCCAGTTCTTCAAAAAGGCTGACATAAACGAGGATAATAAACCATTTATATCACAAATAAAAATGACAAGTAATGATCATCCAATTTTACATAATATTAGAAAAATTGAAGAAGCAGACTTGGTTAATTCAACAGTAAGACCACACCGTGAAATTTTTGAAAACAAAAATAAAGAACTAGATGTAGAAAATGTCTTAATCCCAAGACCTAGCAGATTCTTAGTAGATGTTATGTCAGCAAGAACAGCTACACGTGGAGCCGCAAATGTGGTCCTACTACCACAAGAAGAAACAGCAGATTTTGACAGAGCCAGGTTAGTAAAAGAAGATATACAACAGTACAACCTAAAACTAGCTAGAGTGGCAACCAAATATGATAATAATGACATTTATAATCAAATGAAGCCAACTCTAAAAGAAGAAATGACACTTCAAGAGTACTGTGAAGAACAAGGAAATAAAATAGATACAAAAACATTGTTTTTACTTACAGATGTGATATACTATATACCTGATGCTGATTTATATGAAGCATTCAAAGAATTAGAAGATGGAACAGTAGCTATCGGCATGCTTCATGTCCCTAAATTTAATGATGTAAACATGCATGATATTCAATTCTCCACAGGGACTCATATATATAGAGAGGGATTCACTAGACTCATACCTAAAAACTATGATAGCACTAGACCTGAAATACAACCAGAAGAAGTAACTTTCTACATGAAAACTGATGGAAATGATCATTATTACCGATCTGGTGCTAGGTTCTACCAATTCAACTTCTGTGATAATTTCTTGTTAAATCAGGGTGAAGAAGAGTATCCATTTGCCTTAAAAGTTATAAAAGTCCATGAATATGACTGTGGTGCTACCAAGTATGTATCATTCAAAATAGTTAAGAGTACCACATTAGAAAGATCAGATTGCATTAACTCATACATAATGAATCAAATGGACTTATTAAAATGCGTTGAGGACAAATACACTTCCCAACCAGATGATGGCCACTTTGTAAAGCAAATGATAACCTATGTAAATAATTTACTAAAAGATAAGTGGCTAATACCAAATCCATATTATGTACCAACCAAGGGAACATTTAAGACAATGTGGGAATACATTAAACCTAGAACTCAACTCGAAAAAGTAGGAAGGAACTATGCATTAGTCAGATACACAGAAGGCAGAGTATTTGGATATGCCAGAACATTAGATGTAACCGTATCTGATGAACCCATCTTAGTAAAACAAGAATTAATAAATAGACTCAACGCAAAGAATCTGGTAGCAGAGAAAATAGATGATGAACACTTAAAATCATTAGTTACTTATATTAATAAAGAGGAACCCAAATTGCAGGCAGACCATATTATAGCATTGATAGAACAAACTGTCATGCAATCCCTTAAGGCTGAAAGTCACTTAACAGTCCTCAAAAATCTTAAGATGACACAGGAAATAAATGCATTAAAGAAAGGAGAGTATACCACACTACCAGATTCATTTAAGGATGCTTTTATGAAATCCAGATTCTGTGAATACTTAGCTTATAGAGTTAAAAACTGGATGAATATAAATGAAAAAGTTGATGAAAAAGACCTTAAAAATTTTCAGTAAAGCCCAATACAGAAGGTCACAGCGCACAGCGCTTATTTTATGAGGGAGTTTCAGTAACACCAAATATAGAAAAACATGCTTCGCAACCCCTCTATAATTTAGAACAAAAGCATCCACACCCTGATTACCAAGAAAAAGTGAGACTTCAAATTAGTGATATCGAGCCTGGAAATTTAGATAAGCTATTCAAGTATTACCAAAGAATAGATAAAATTAAAAATCCTCTTGATTACATAATGGTAAAAGATATAGATTGTGAATGTGATCACAAAATACTGTATGAACAAATATTTGGTGAACCTCAGGATCAAGAGCAAGAAGTTATGGCATACAAAAGCTGCAAACACACACTATATGCTGCCGCCAAAAGACAAATGAAAGCAGCTCCAACACCAGACCCAAAAGTAGCCGATCACTTTTTAGAATACGCAAAAGAAATAATAGATAAAGAAGTTGGTGAGGAGTTAACTACATTCGGTTACTCATTCCAGGATTGGTATTGCCACCTTGATCGCAGAAAGCAAAATGACATGGATCTATACCAACAATATTTGATAGATGCCACTGCATTAACACCTGCACAGAGACGAAGAATGGCACAAGTAAATTATGAAGGCATCTGCAAAGTTGAGCTACAAGGTATAGACGGAAAACCAAGGATGGTATGTTCCATACCCATGAGAACAAAATTTGTCATGGGCCCAATTTGTTGGCATTTAGAGGAGATATTTCAAGACAAATTCAAAGGATATTGTGGAGGTAAAAATCTAAGTGAAATGGCACATATGATAAATGAATACATAGATCAAGGTTTCACCAAAGTGGTTGAAGGAGATGGTTCTGCATTTGACAATACCCAAGATATCACATTAAAAAGAGTGGACCATTATATTTATCAAAGAGTTGCTCATTCTGTTTACCACGTTGACAAACAACTCTTTATGGACATTGCTACTCAGGAATACAAAAGTATGGACCTAATATACATTGATTCAAAAACGAAGAAAAGAAGAAAGATGTTTAATTATAAAATACTAGGCAGTGTCTTCTCAGGAGATGCAGATACCACTCTTTGCAATACAATAAGGATGGCCTTATACAATAGATATGTAAATGATCAAGCTGGATTGGTCTATGGAAAAGATTATGTAGTATTTTCAAAAGGCGATGATTTCACCGTAATGTATAAAGATTATATAACAGATGAACAAATTCACAAACTATATTATAGGTATTTCTTGAAATCAGCCGAGATCACTGATCAATCCACATATGGGTTAGGCCAGGTATTGAAAATGTTGGACATCGGAGGACCTGAAATAATAAAATTCTGCTCACTACGTGCCTGGGTATTGGATAATAAAGGACACATAATGTTAACCAGAGATCCCAAGAAATTATTTAATTTAGCAAAGTATAGCAGAAAGACAAAATCATACAATGTTATTCAGAGATACACATATTTGATAGACCAGGCAGTAGCTCTTAAAGCTAGCTATGAAGGAATAGATATATTTGATACAATGGCAAAAGCATACATAACTAAAGCAAAACAACTCATATCAGGCCTCAACTGCTATGAAAAGCAGTACGTATTGCAAAAAGTCTCACATGCCTTGAATCAATCTGCCAAAGATAGGAGAAAGCAGAGTTGCCCATACATCCCATTAGAAACACCAGCCTATGAGAAATTTTATAACATACATCACAGGAAAATAAGATACAAGATTCAAGGTGACTACTGGGAAACCATGAAACGAATTGAAAAAATAAATACAGACAAGTACACTAAAATCCAACTACAATATATTAACTCTCAAATAAATGAAGAATTTAGTTCAGAAGAACTAAAGTCTGTATTGGGCATAAAAAATTTGTACGATGAATAAAGCTAGTAAAAATAATAATAAAAGAAGTGATAGGATCAATAATATCAACAAAAGAATTAAAAATATAAATAGAAGAATTAACAACATAAAACCAAGACAAAGAAACCAAAAGAAATTTAATTCAAGTAGAAATACAACTGGTTTTGGTCCCGGTATACCAGCAGCAACACGATCCAGATTTAATAAAAATTTTAGAGTCATAAATCAAACAGCAAACACAATGACAGTTGAAGGACGTGATTTAATTTATTCAATTCCGGACCAATTAACAGCCCCAATCCAAAGCACTCCCGTAATAAGTACAATTCCTGCAAACCCAGCATATTGGACTGGAACCCGTATAGCAGCACTAGCCGCAGGATACCAAAATTACAGACCTCTAATGATGAAATTAACATATGTCCCACAATGTGCTGTTACTCAACAAGGAAATGTGTTAGCAGGTACTATATGGGGACAAGCACCATCTAACCAAAACTTACAACAAACATTGAGAACATCAAATGGTGGTATGCTGACACAATGTTATACAAAGGCTGTTAGCAATATAACATTAGCATCCAACTTACAATTTAACTTATTTAGGATGGCAGGGGAGTTTAACCAGGAATCGAATCCATTTACATTTATAGCAATAGCAGTTGGATGTACCAATTTAAACGGAGAAAGAATTATACCAGGATATTTCTATATTGAATACCGTTATACACTCAAGAACCCAATAGGAAACACAATAGCATATTTCAACTCAGGATTAGTGCAAGCAAATGCACTTCCATATGACTATAATAATGTAACAATCATTAACATGTTAGAATCAAAACAACTCAGTAATTTAATACCACTAGGAGCAGTACTACAAGATGATAGCATAGATGAAGAAGATAAGCGCGTGACGTATAACGGTTTAGAAGTACAGTTAGCAGAAGACCACCCCATATGGGTTTTCGCTTGTGAGGCAGTTTCAAGTAAGGAAGGTGAAAATTATAAAATATTAAAATATGCAGAGCAAATCACAGCTGAAGAAGACACAGATGTACAACTAGCCTCAAGAACAGGGGTTATATATCCATCCCGAGTAAAAGAAGACTATTATGTAATAAGACTAAGCGTTGGAACCGATGGATTAGCCCAGATTGATGAAGGGGTGACATATTATACCATATCTAGTGCACTCATCTACCAGGACTACGGTAAACTAACAGGGATGCAATTTGTAGGAGGTACACATGCATACATTGACTTTGAGGTGAGGAAAGATGAAGTGACTCTAGTACAAGCTAACTAAATGGCGAGATGAACTCAGACCACAAACTACCCCCAATATCAGGAGTGACTTATCAGCTTGGCCAGTGGATCAGCTGGTAAGTTGTGGCCAATGAGTCTATGGCTGACTAGAACAAAGTAGCCAATTGATATTATTGAAACTTGAACTTCTCCAATCAAAGGTTGTTTATTATCACAGTGAAGAGGGAA